TTGACCTTATTCTTCGACGCAAGTTGTTTATCCTTCGTAATTGGGGTCGCCTTTCTACGACGACCTTTCTTGTCGATATAAACGAATTCGTCTGGTAAAGTAAGAGCAATCTCGCCAAATTTGTATTCCTTCTTTGGGGGCATTTCAATTTCTATATAATATGTAATGAAATTATATAGAAGATGGAATTTTCATCATTGTTTTCAATTGTGATTGCGTATCACGTAGCACATTCAATTTCGCCGACTCTTGTTGAGTTGTCTATACCATTATACCTTGCTTATCGTTGTTTCTACAAATAGACGTAATGGTATATCCTATTTGGGTGTCGATTACCGTCTTCGATCACAAACTTCTGCGGATAATATTGGACGAACTCACGGAATTCATGGACGAACGATTCATACTCAACAGTGGTAAGTGGTTTAACCGCCATCACGATGCATTCTTCAACCGAATCTGTCCGATAGAATCCCTTATTCTTAAGGAATGTATCCATCATCATATCTTCATCGGTATAAGGTGTAAGACAAGCAGGACACGAAGGACATTGCAGATTAACCTTGTAGATATAGAAGTAATATATCGTCATTACAGTATCTGATATAGATTCATAAAAAATATGGTTGGAACATTAAATTTGATGCAACAAGAATCTACAAATCGAAGATGCTAACTCTTTGTTAAACTAAAACGAATACAACAACGCAAAATGCCTAATAAATGGATAGAACACGTAAAGCAAAAGTCGCAAGAATTAGGAATATCCTATCGAAATGCTCTATGCGATTCTCGAGTAAAGTCATCATACATTCCAATCGATACAAAACGCAAAAAGACTTTACAAATAACGCCAAAAAACTTTCACGAATACATCGATTTTAGAATGAAAGTATTACCAAACTGCTATTCTTTCGATATGTATAAAACACACCCAGACTGTAAAGGTGTAGAGTGTAAAATATGTGATAAAATAAATAGTATTGCATCTGAATATACCAGACCAATGAAATATCTTAAGGAAAAAATAAAATGTAAAGATGTTAAATGGTATCACCAGATATTACAAAAGGTGTTAGATGCAGAACTTGAAAAGGGTATAACAGAAAAAGAAATCAAAATAATGTATGTAAGGTCATTCTGGGATAGTCTATCAGTTATGGTTAATAAAAAACCAGTTAATCCAGACTTTGTAATCATACCATTAGATGATGGAACATATAAATTAATGCTTGTCAATTAAATATCATCGACTGCTTCGCTAACAATCAAGTCTGCAGGTAATCCGCTTCCTTTCATCATCTTGTTATACTGCTTCAAATCCATATTTTTTTTCAACATATTCAATATCCGCCATACAACGTGGCGTCCGCAAGTTGTTACGTCTGGATCGCCATCTTGGTATTTCACTTTGTTGTAAATAACAGGAAGATCGGTATTATCCAATAATCTCGATAAGTATTTATCGGTGATGCCTAATTGCCGACGACGTAATTGCGGGACCCATTTCAATTGGGAATCTGGTTTTCCGCCATAGGAATCAAAGAATTCGATCACATCGTTGTAACGCATGACCGCAACCCAATGACCCGAGTTTGGACTATCTTGGTAAAGAAGAATCGCATACGATTTATCACGAGGAAGGATATCTTCGATGGAACGATATTTCTGTAAGTCGCTATAAACGATAATGGGAGTATCAGGAAGATACTTCTTGATATTATCGTCGCCCATGGGGGTAGTTGCAACTCGTTCGATCTGTTTGACCTTGTTGTAAGCGTCGATACGTCTATTCATTTTTATATAATCATATATTATATAAAATGACATCGGTTAATTCATACGGTCGAACCAATCCATATACGAGCACGTATATTCATAATTTATCTCTTACCGCATCAGGAGGAGGCGGTGGTGGAGGCAGTCAAACACTTCAACAAACATTATCGTATGGTAATACAACTGGCGGATACGATATTATCCAAACATCGGGCGATGCATTACGATCATCTTCAAATGCCGATCTACGTTTAGAACTCAATGGTTCTGGAACTGTATTTGTCGAACAAACAGGTTTCTCTGGAAACGGTAATCCCGCTCAAAAGATTAGAACTAACGAAAATTCAGGAGGAGGAGCAACATTAGAACTCTATACAAATAAAACTATTCCTGCTACTAATGATGAAATAGCAAATATCGCTTTTAAAGGTAATACTGCGACGACTACAGAGGAACTTTATGGTATCATAACTACTCAAATAGACGATCCCGTATTTGCTTCTATGGACGCATCTATGAGATTTTTGTTAAGAAGAAATGGAACATTAACAAATACACTCGACATAACTGGTAGTTATATTAAACCTACTGCAATACAGGACAATTTATCATCTACAGGGTCTATAGGACAGATTTTAAGTTGTAGTAATACTGGTTCAGGTGCTCTTGCATGGATTTCACCATTTACGAATATGACTGCAACTGGTGGTGTTATTAACACTTATTACGAAGGTTATACTCGTTATACATCACATACATTTTTAACAACTGGATCATTTACTGTAACTTCTTACGGAACGAATGTTGTTCCAGAAATAGATATGTTAATCGTCGGCGGAGGAGGAGGCGGAGGTGCTTCTAACGGTTCAGGTGCTTTCGCTGGAGGCGGTGGTGCTGGTTGCGTTATTCAAATATCAGGTTTTCCATTAAACTCTACTGCTACATTACCCGATTTATTTACTGTTACAGTCGGCAATGGTGGTAATGGTGCAACCCCAGGAAATACAGGTTCTACTGGTGGAACTACTACGGTTTCAATACCAGCAAACTTAATGCTTACAGGTGTTGCATTAGGTATTACCGCTACTGGTGGGGGTGGAGGTGCTGGAGGTGTTTCTGCACCAGCGAATGGTGTCGCATCTTCTTATACTTTTACGACTCACGCAGGAGCAACTTTAACAACTATTACACCTACATCATCTTCGGGTGGAGGTCAGCAGGGTTCAGGGTCATCTACTACTGCCCCAACTGCTACATTTAATAGTGCTGTTGGTGATTTATACAGTAGTGAAAGTGTCCGTTCAGGTGGTTATAAAGGTGGAACTGGATCAACATCATTAAATCGTGCTGGTTGCGGTGGTGGTGGTAGTTCGTCTTCTGGTGGAGCACCCGCATCATTATCACAATATGTGGTAGGAACATCATTAGGTCATTCTACATACTGGGACGGAACTAAAAGAATGCTTGGTGGAGGTGGTCTCGGTGCTACTTCTTCTACGGTTGTTGTTAATCCTACTTCTTCATTATATGGAGGTGGTATTGGAGAAGCAACTGGATCAGCATTTTCTGCAACTGCTGGAACTGCAAATACTGGTGGTGGTGGTGGCGGGTCTTTATCACTCGGTATAGCGGGTGCGAATGGTGGTTCTGGTATAGTCATCATTCGTTATAAGAGTTAATCGTGTTTCATTATAAAAATCAATTGTATTTTATAAAGAAACTTCATGCAATCTGCTGAATGTTGCTGATTATGCTCGGTATTTCAGGATATTGACCGACGACTTCTGGAAAATGCTGGGCGGTCATAGATGGGTCGCTGGAATTAAAGAAGACTTCGACGTATTGACCCGCAGTTAATTGGATAATAAACTCACACATCGGGAATGTTTCACCTGTTTGCCCTTCTACACGCACCTGACTTCCAGAACGAGGAACAGGTGTTCCATTAATAGCAATATAGATTTCACAAGGACTATTACCGCCCCCTGATTTATCCAATTGGATCGAATATGTAAAGCGATACACACCCGAACGTTGGACGTATATTCTCGATCCTAAATAGTTGGTATATTGTGCTATTTCCGTTGTATTGTATGTAATTGCAGTTGGAGTGCTTGCCCCTAATACAGTTTGTGATTGAGTGCTACAGAACGATCCGTATGCCAGTGTTTGCGACCATGGAGGTATATACTTCGGTAGGATTTGACCTGTTCCGTTGTAATCGATGATTTCTCGATTTGACATTTCTATATCTTATTAATACATTTTCATTCGTAGTTTGTATTGGATATCATCATATTCTTGCGATAGTTCGTATTGTTCGTTAAGCAACTTATCGATGCTTTCCTTGATTTCCGCTTGACGAGCACGTAGTTCTTCGATCTTCTTTCCAATTCCGAGTATCTGTTCTTCGATTCGAATCTGCTTCCGTTGCATATCGAACTTCCGCATCTTCTTCTGTATCTTTTCGGTGTAAAGTGGTTCGGCAAATTTCCGTTCAATATCGAGCAACATCTTGGAGCACGTGCTATCACTGTAGTATTTACAGATGAATAAGTTAGTAGATATATCGGTAGTCATATCTAATTATATCTATAATATACAGTGAAAAAAATAAGAGTTTAACGTCCTTCCCGCATTGAAAGACTATAATTTTTGAATGAATATCATTAACTTACACCTGCTTCATCAACTGACATTGGAATTGGTTGGAAAGTAATGGTGTAATGAATGCAATCAATAGCATTACAACATTTGAATATTTTGATAGATGTGTATCCTAATTCAGTAAGAATGCGAGTAACATCTTTACGCATAAGTGTGACACCATCAAATTCTTTTTTTTTCACTACACCGCCATTTTTATAAACTCTTGATCCCCAAGTTAATTTGATGCTATTATCTGTTTTGTTGTTTAATAATTTATCCAAAGCATAATGTGTATAAATAGTAAGACAAGTATTACACGAGCATTTACATTCAATACTTTTACCATTATGGTAAAGTGTGAAATGGTATTTTTGAGTTTG